AGGCTAAAAATTTATAAATATTAGTATATTTATAAATTCAACTACTTGTTTTTATTCTATATCATATATAATATGGCAGGCAGACCAAGAATTGTTCGTTCTATTCAATCATATATTAATCGTTCTGATGCGACCTCTGGATTAGGACCCCTTAAACAAGGCACTGCGCCACAAGTAGGGGTTAGTCGTAATTACTGGTATAACTACCAAACACAAGCAACTCCAGGACCATTAAGCAGAATTAATAGCCAAGCTTATTATCAAACGCTTCAGTGGCAAACATACGGCAATTTAAGACCTAGCTTTGTCCCGTCACCTAGGAAGTCATATATAAATTATTCCGCAGGTAGATAATAATATTATATAATATTATATAATATTATTATATAATGTTATTATATAATGCCACCTACAGTATTATTCCCTCACACATTTAAACCGCGATTTATTAGTGGAAAGGCAACGTTACCGCGTACATCTTCTGTAAAAATAATTAAACGAGCCAGGAAATTAAAACACCAACAAGCAAATGCTAATAAAAGGGCTATGCGTACGAATTCATCTGTTCACCTAGAAGACTCCAGACCATGTGGTTGTATTAAGCCAGTGTTACATCATACAGAAACATATTATTATGTTTTAGCGGATGTACAATCTAACCTGAATCGTATTGATTATTCGCAAATATTAGGACAAAACCCCCAAAAATATTATGGTTTAAGATCACAGGCAACATTATATACAGATAAAGCCCTCACTAATGCCGTAGGGACTGTTGCGCCAGATCGCAGATTATTATATGACCCAACTACAAACACTAAATCTGGAATAAATAGTTTACACATAACATTTCCAAAAGGATACATGCTTACAAATTCTTTTAGTAGAGTTACTAAAACAAATGAATATTATTCCATAGTTAATGAAATTGAACAACCACTTATATCAAATATACGAGTAGATTCTTGTTCCGGTATTTTTTTACAATATAAAAAAATTAAATTAGAAATAGAATTTTTATTAGATAAAAATCGTACTAGAAAACTTACTATAAATTATTATTTATAATGCAACGGACGGTCCATTATTTAGGCAAATGTGTAATAATTCCATTATGAAAAATAAAAATAGAAAAAAAAAAAAATAGAGCAACTGTTCATTTCTAATCTGCGACCAAAATAGCGTTCAGGAAATAGGTAGATTTATGCAAACAACGCGCCTCTAGTACGCGACGAATGAATGCCTAAACGCATGGCAAATACACCGCATGGTTGTTCTGCGTTACATATCGTGGCACTTCTGAGTTTAGCACGACGGACCGCAATACTAGTTGCGCCTACACCTGCACCAGGAACGTATTTAGTATTAACGTTTGCCGGTATACCGTTGATTAAACCATAACTGGGATTTTTGCGTACCCCACCACCACCTGAATTCTTATATAAAAATCCTCTTTTTCCAACATATAAACTTCCGTATGGCATTTTATATATTGATACTAGATAATAATACGATGAACTTTGCCCCTTGGCAAAGCCGACTCCAACTTCTTCACTCACCACACGTATGTGAGTGAAATGAAGGAGGGATCTCACCTAAAGTGAAGAATCTTTACAGGGGCAAGTCCCCTTTCCGCATAGTGAGTAGCCAACCCAACTTCTTCACCTAAGGTGAAGGAGGGTTCCTAAGGGAACCTTGGTTCCCTTATTAAGAGATTTTCCTAGTAGGGATTTCAGAAGACACTAAATAAATAGAATTTTCAGTAATAACAATATATTCACTGGCACTCTTATAAAATTTAGCAATAGGGCTGGTGTACTCATCCTCACTCTTTACCAATAACTTCTCCCCCGTTTCACGCACTCCAATTAGTGCCTTTTTCTCCAAAGACGCGGTCCAATAATCCAACATAATTGGCTTATCCTCAATAATAGCTAATTTAGAGGCATGTTGTAGTGTAACGTCAGAAGGCAACTTGTAGCTTGCAGTAGCAGTGGTAGTGGCTGCAGCAGCGCCCGCGGATTGTTGGGTGGTAGGGGGGGCTGGCGGCGCAACGGATCTTTTTTGTTCAGACATTATATTATTAAAAAAATAATATCTTTAAATACTTATTTTGATATATATACACTTTTAAGGGAACCAAGGTTCCCTTAGAAACCCTCCTTTTAGCCAAATAACCCAACTTCATTAATAGTAAAAGGACAGATATAACTATACAACCCATTATTAACGTAGTTTTTTGCTACACTTTTTTAAAAGTGTATAACGTAGTTTTTTGCTACACTTTTTTTAAAAGTGTATAACGTAGTTTTTTGCTACACTTTTTTAAAAGTGTATAACGTAGTTTTTTGCTACACTTTTTTTAAAAGTGTATAACATAGTTTTTTGCTACACTTTTTTAAAAGTGTATATGTATATAATATGTCTAATTTGTCACAATATGTATTACAGAATGTAGGCAATTACAAAGTTGCCATATCTAATACAATAGAAGAGATTCAGGACAAATATCTCTCACTTATTTCCGAGTATTTATTATTTATTGGAGAGAAAATCTCTATTTCCGATAAAACATATTATAATTTTATATTGACGCGTGGATTAATAACAGTGTCGCATGTATTTAATTATATTTTATATTACAGCAAAAACATTAACATGGCATATTATCACGGACAGAAAGCATTCTATTATTATGTAGAATTTATTGGGCAGATTACGGATAATCAAAACGTGTTTCTTCAGTTAAGTTCACGCGATGCTGCTTTATTTGTATATAAAAAAACCATATACGAAATAAATAACGATTATAAAAAAACTATGCCCGCTATATCTGCTGAGGATACTCTAAAATTTGAAATTATGGACATATATGTTAAAATGTTTAAACAAATGCTATCTTTTTTCATTGGTGAATCTATAGTTAATTTCGTTTCTAATATTAAGACACTTCATGATAGAATGATACATATTAAAAGTAAATTACGCAAACAAGATTACGAGTTGATTCTAGCGTTCATTGAAAAACTGAATGATTCTAATATTACCGTTCACAAATATATTGAAATATTAGAAATGTTTATTAAAAAAGTGACAAAACAAAATGCAAACTCTGCTACAATCTGTAAAAAAATGTCGCATATAGAATTTGATAGTAATATTAATGGACCATCTAGTAAATTTATTAGTTGGTTAGTAGCATAACCTAATTAACAGACTAAAAAATTGAATTACATAAAAACTTTAATTATTTACAACATATTATCCCTTAAAACTATGACTACTATTGATATTGGAACTGGTATATTTGATTATGTTGAAGGCGACGACCGATACGTACTAGAAAACGCCTGGGCAGCCATTCATGAAACGGAATCGTGGGATTATATTAAAAAAGAACCTGGTTGTGGATATGCGTTTTGTAATGATGTCCAACTAAATATTATAATGAAGAAAATGGGTGAATTAAATCCAGAAATAAGCGGAAACCATTCAGGCGCATCATTCGCCTGCGTAATGCGAACTATGCAATTTATCGCTCAAAATGGAATTGATAAGTTCAAAGAATTACTATTACATGGACAAATCGTGTAACATATTTATATATTTATAATATATGAAATCCAAATTTTATAAATATATTTTGTACATTATATTAATATTAATTATAATTATAGTAACATCTATTTTGCTTCGCGTAAACAACAATAACACTAAACAGAATTATCATTTGAAAACAGATGGCCTATGCGTATTACATAATTTAATTACTAATTCAGAATTAAAACAATTACAACAGTATTTAAAGCATGACCAGAATTTGAAGATTAAAGAATTTTTCATGAAGTCGAATAGGATTAAGCAACGTATTCAAGACATGCTAGGCAATGACTACGCATTTCATGATTATATATTTTTAATCAAGAAATCACAGATACATACATGCCATCGCGATTACAATGGTGATTTATTTAATGAGGGACAACGGTATCCCTCTTATACTATTATCATTTATTTAGAAAATATGCAAAAATGTCTAGATATAATACCTAAATCGCATACGAGTATTTATAAGAATGCTGTTAATTTAACCGACCCTACTGAAACCGTTTTATGTAAGGCTGGTGATGCCTTATTGTTCAATGCTAACTTAATACATACTGGAGCAATTAATGATAAAGAAGATAACCCGCGTGTTCAAATGAAGATTTCGCATACAGCTGACCATAAAACTCTAGGATTTTACCAGAATTACAACAAAATAATGAACAAATCTAATAGTAATCCTAAATGGCTTAAACAAGTTCAAAAACATTTTTCTTGCCAATTTCCAATTGTAGGAACTTATACACAGACAGCTGACTATAACAATGTGACGACAGGCTCAGGCACAGGAACAAGCATTTTTGGACAAATATACTCTAAGTTTTTTTATGGAGACGCTGATTTTTATAAATTGCCTGACTTAAAGCCGCCTTCTCCGAGCTAAATAGGACGCCGCAGTAGTACCAACTAATCCATATGCGGAATGTGGATGATATATATAGTTATGATTTGCCGTAAAACATAGGGTGTTAGTACAGTTATTTCTTATGGGTCCATTAGGAGGAATAGTATAAAACATACTACTATATGCATTTGCTCGGGATACTGGAGCGGGAATAGATAATGGAGTAGACGAATTATTATAGTCTATGTTATTGAAAAAAAATTGTGTGTGAGCTGCTGGCATTGGTATATATAATATGAATATATTATATTTACATTGACTAATATTAGTGTAGTGGGCGAACTCGGTTATGCGGTAACTACCGCTGTAGTGACAGTGATAACCTTCTTCCGTATCTTCTTCTTTTTATCCTTATCCTTTGTAAAAGTGTCTAAACTAGTATTTTTTTGCCCAATATTATGATATTCGTTCGTCAACAAGACCTTCAAGAACTCATATATAAGCCGTAACACATCTTCGTCACATTTGCCTACAATTAATACACTCCCTGTTCGGAATATCATAAACGATACTTCTTTCACATTAGTATATTTATCTACATTTTCCTGAGTAATTTGGCTGCCAGTTTGAATCCCGATATCCGGGTTATAATAAAATTTACATTGTACTCCTGGATAAGAACATGGGTCGTAAATGGCTTGAATGTTATACTTATATCTTAAAATATCAAATAGCGCCTCGCGATTAATATAATATCCGCAATTAAAGTTAGAATTAATCAAGACTGTTTCGCACGAGTCTGGTCTATAATCTAATATGCTGTTATCTAACATACTATTATCTAACATACTACTATCTACAGCACCATCAATTGCTTTTTCCGATATTTGATGCGGTCTTAATATATTTAATACAATATCCAGAACTTCGCGAAATAATACATCGTTCTGTACTCCAGGAATTTCCATCTTCCCAGTATTAAACACTTTCACGTGTACTTCTTTAAATACCCCGTTAAATTTTACACGCAATATAAGCACAAAACAATTATAGAAAGCGCTCTTCTTCTTACACCTATAACTCATAATATCTTTATTAGACACGCCAATACTTATTTTACGAATATCCTTGAACTTGATTCGTCCTGTGGGATTATTGATGTTAGTAATAATATATTGCTCGTAATAATTTTCACAAAGCAACAACTGTTGAATACTATTTAATTCTTCCTCCGTAGCAGAATTAAATTTAATTTGTTTTTTTATGACACCAATTGTAGGTGTGGCATAACTCATTACTGGGATTTTCCAGAACACTGCCTTTATGTCAATCATTTTATTCAAATAAATAATGTTAGTTTTGGTTGAAATATAAATATCGGTAGCTTTAGGCGCATTACTTGTCCCACTATGTATTTTTTCGTTTTCATGTTCAGGTACATTGTTTTCCTCTACGTCAGAGTCAGACTCATCTGTTGGTGACAACATAAACGTTTCCCATTCATCGTCTATTGACATTTTTATATATGTGGCTATCTAATATACTTAAAGACTCTTTAAGTTAGTTTGATTCAATTATTTTCGCCCATTTTCCAAATATTTTAATCTCATTGTATAATAAAATGGAAAGTATAGAAATTATTAAAAATCCTACCATCATCTATGAAAGGAGTAATTCTATACCTATTCATAAAAATAAAATTGACAGGACAACACAATACAGTTTAACACAACAATTTTTTGATCCATCCAAAGGCTCCCCACCAAATGAATTCATGCGTAAATTACAAATGCGAATGTCACTTTACGCCTCTGACATGAGTGTAACAAGCCGTGATAGCGAATAATTAATATAATGCGTATTTTTACATTCTTGAAAATGCATTATATTTTCAACAAAATCTAAAAACTCGGGACTAACTATCTCTGGTTTTTTACATATAATATAATTGATGTAATCCTTAATTATATTTTTTTTATCTATGTTATACTCTATGCTAATTTGATGAATATATGCAACCATGTTATCTAACGGCTCTTTAAGTCGGAGTTTCTCGTCCAAATTTTCCCATACACAGCTATTTATAATATTTAATTTATACGTAGCATGCTGGTTTGATTGTATGAAATTTATCATGCTACGCATATCCGATTTATATAATTGCTGAATATACTTAAAAGATTCGTCTGTTATTTGTAAATTTTCTTTTATAGCGATTCCTTTTAAAAACGCAATAATATTAGATTCTGGTAACTGATTAAACCGGAGACGCATAAATTCATTCTGTAGACCTTCATCAATGCGACTAATATAATTACATATTAGACAAAATCTAACAGTGCTTGAATAACTTTGTAGTAAATATCGCAGGGCTTGTTGAGCGTTTTTGGTCATATAGTCAACCTCATCCAATATCACAAATTTCATTCCTTCGTTAAACAGCGTTTTTGAATTGACAAATTGATTTATTTGATTACGAATAATATCTATGCCTCTCTCATCCGACGCATTCAGATGAATCATTAATCCTTTGTTTTTCTGATTATGCTTTTCTTGATAGGCGTTTACCAAATTAATAATAGTCGTCGTTTTACCAGTGCCTGGGGGACCATATAATAATAGATTTGGGAAATAGGATGTATCAATTATATTTTGTAGTATTTTTTTATTTAATGGGTCTAAAACAATATCGTTAAAATTTGTCGGCCTATGCTTTTCTACAAAAGGAATTCCTGTATTGTTTAACATATTATATTTATTACATTATATCTATTTATACTATAATTACACTAATTGGATAATTATACTAGTTCAAATTCAAATTTAAATTCAAATAATTGAATTTAAATTTGAATAAATATAAATACAACACTATAAAACAACAATGCAGTCGACAACAGTAAAATCCGGTTATTTGGAAATATTCCTTGGTCCTATGTTTTCTGGTAAAACCTCCAAACTTTTAGAGTTACACAAACAATGTACATACTGTAACATTCCTGTCGCAGTAATTAATCATTCCAGTGATAATAGATATTCCAGTAGCAGCATGTTGTCGTCTCACGATAAAATAATGATTCCGTGTATTCAGTCTACCAAACTAGTTGATATATGGACTACTACCATATTGACAAATGCCGATGTCATTTTAATTAATGAAGGACAATTCTTTGATGATTTATATGAATGTGTAAACGACATGTTAAATAAAAATAAATCAGTATATATTTCTGGATTAGATGGAGATTTTGAGAGAAAACGGTTTGGTCAAATGCTTGATTTAATACCATTATGCGATAAGGTTACTAAATTGACATCACTGTGTAGTATGTGTAAAAATGGACAGCCTGGTATATTCTCAAAACGCATTAGCTCTGAAACTCAGCAAACGTTAATAGGTTCTGATAATTATATTCCTGTTTGTAGAGCCTGTTATGATAAATGATATATTAAAACTATTTAAATTCATACTCAATAGTATTAATAAACAATGGATAACATTCCTGTAAAAAGAGGCCGAAAACCTAAAAGTGTAGAACAACTACCTATGTCTAATGAGATTGAGGTAAAGACTGAGGTTAAAGCTGAGGTAAAGGCTGAAGTAAAGAGTGAGGTTAAGGTTGATACTGAGGTAAAGGCTGAGGTAAAAGCTGAAGTAAAGAGTGAGGTTAAGGTTGATACTCAGGTAAAGGCTGAGGGTAAGCCTGATGTTGAGGGTAAGCCTGATGTTGAGGGTAAGCCTGATGTTAAAGTTTCTAAGTCTAAAACTAAGTCTAAAGTAAAAACGGATGTTGATACTGTTAATGTAAATGTGGAGGCAGTTGTATCGCCTAAGCCTAGCAAACCTACTAAAACTCATAAAAAGAAAATTAATCCTGTAGTTGAGTTGACAATTCAGCCTTCTATAGATAATGTAATGAACGACCCCGTTGATAATATACAAACTATAATGGATAACATTTCAATAGATAATGTTATAACTAACACACTAGAAAATAACACGCAAGAAAATAAATTGCCAGAAGATGATACGAATGAAATAGTAGAAGATGTGAAGTCATGTATCAAAAAACGGGGGCGTAAGCCCAAGGGAGGAAAAATAGTTCAACAAGCAACGCCTTTAAATAATAATACTGAGCCAAGACCGAATGTTATATTACATTTAAAGTGTGCTATAAAGGATTTACATAATCCGACTACTCAACGCAATTCATCTAACATTCCAATTGAATCATTTAATATTGCAACAACTAAACATGAACTATCATATGAAATAATAAATTTCAATCAGTCAAAATCTAATGACGTAATATATAATTATAATGACCTAAGCTTGGATAATATTCAGTACAATAAAAATAATACAATGAATCAAGAAATAGTAGAGAATGACGAACTTAAAGATATATGGCGTAAGCTTAAAACGTTAGAACATAATCTACACGTAAATAACATATCAGATAAAAAATCAGCATGCTTTTGGTGTACTTACGATTTTGACAATCCACCGATTTATATTCCTAAACATTTTATTAAAGATTCATATCAAGTGTATGGTTGTTTTTGTAGCCCAGAGTGTGCCACCGCACATCTAATGGACGAACATATTGATAGTTCTACGCGATTTGAAAGATATTATTTGATTAATCATATTTATGCAAAAATTTACAACTATACTAAAAATATTAAACCTGCGCCTAATCCGTATTATATGTTAGAGAAATATTATGGTAATCTTAGTATTCAAGAATACAGGGCCTTGTTACGTAATGACCGATTATTTTTAGTGGTTGACAAGCCGCTTACCCGAATATTGCCGGAATTACACGAGGATAATGATGATTTTATCATTAATAACAAGATTATTCCGTCTAATACATATAATGTTAAAAAGAAGCTTCAACGAAAAGTGCCTAATAAACCCAGCTCTGTTTCTGAACAATTGTCCAGTATCTAATTTTCTTTACGCATATTATATTCCTTCATTGATGCATCTAATTTATACCTAAGTTGTTTATATATTTCTTGGTTTAATGATTTTACAGGTTCAGACTTTTTAATAGGTATCCCCATAAATTCTTTGATTACTGTTATATGATTATTATTATGTTCTTGTAATTTGACTATAGCTGTCTCTCTATTATAATTTGTTTGTCTCATAATTACTTCTATATGTTCTTCAGACATTCTATAATGTACATAAATTATTTTTTAAACTATATTAAACGAATATTACTATAATAACATAGCAATGACAGAGAACAATAACCTTAAGCTTAATATTCAACATATATTAGATGAAGTTAATGAAGTAATTACTAGAGGAGTTCATAAATTGCTGGCGGATTATATGAGCGAATATAATGAATATGCTGAAACACATAATGCTGTTATGAACATTCCTGCAGTAAGGCGGTTGCGTAATGCCTCAGCAGAGGGGCAATCATCTGGAAATATACAATTAAATATTGTAGAACCAGAATCTAAAGATGAGGATGATGTAAAGCCTAATATACATACATTGCTATATAATGATATTATTGCGCACATAACATCTGCAACTAAAACTATCGTATATAATGATAAGACATTGAGCAAAGAAGTAGTAGATGAAGAAGAGGAGGAAGAGGAAGCAGTAGATGAAGAAGAGGAGGAAGAGGAAGCAGTAGATGAAG